TGGTCAAAGCTGGGTTTGTGCAGAAACAGGGCAAGAACCAATACACGCTAGTCTCCGTGGTCCGAGGTGTGATCGCCTATTACGAAGACCTTCAATCCAAGAGCAGCAAGACCGTGGCGGCTAGCAGGGCGACCGAGGCGCGCACGCGCGAAATCGAGCTGCGGATCGCGGAGCGACGTCGTGAACTCATCGCAGTCGAGGACGCTCGCGCCGTGGTGTTGGAATTTGGAGCGATTATTAAATCAGAATTTGGCGCTTTGCCTGCGAGATACACTCGGGAAATGACCGAGCGGCGCAAGCTGGAACAGGAAGTTAATGGATCGTTCGAACGCATCTCAGCAGCGGCGCGAAGATCGGAAGCTGCTCTGGCAGACCCTGAGCGAGATTTGTCGGCCAAGTCAGAAGCGTGATCCCGCGGATTGGGCGGCGGACAATCGCGTTTATCCCGAAACTTCCGGCATTCCAGGCCCCCGGAACCCTTGGTTAACACCTTACATGATCCCGTGGTCGTCCGCAGCGCACAACGGCGGCTATCGTCGCGTTGTCGCGGTGACCTCAGCGCAGTCGGGCAAGACCGACAGCATGCTGGATATCATCGGGGCGCGCCTTGACCAGCGCCCTGCCCCGATCATTTACGTCGGGCCGACTAAAGACTTTCTAACCGACCAATTTGAGCCCCGCCTGATGGGGCTTTTGGACGAAGCGGAAAGCCTAACGAACAAAGTGGTTCGTGGCCGCCGCATGAAAAAAACGCTTAAGCACGTGGCCGGTGTTCGCATCCGTCTCGCGCACGCCGGCTCATCGTCGGCATTGAAGTCAGACCCAGCGGCGCTGGCTTTGATCGATGAGTTTGACGAGATGATGGCCAACGTCAAAGGCCAAGGTGACGTGCTGGGCCTCGTTGAAGCGCGCGGTGAGACGTATGCGGATTTTGTCACCGCGATCACAAGCACGCCAGCCCGGGGGCTCGTGGAGGTCGAGTTGGACGAGGACACTGGTTTGGAGTTTTGGGGGGTCTCGGACACGGACGATCTGGAGAGCCCCATCTGGAAGCTCTTTCAAGAGGGCACCCGGCACCATTGGGCTTGGCCATGCCGGCATTGTTCTGAATACTTTGTGCCGCGCTTTCGCCAGTTGCACTGGCCCAAGGACGCCACGCCATCGCAGGCAAAGCGCTCCGCATATTTGAGCTGCCCCCGTTGTGGTGGCGTGCACACAAACGATGACAAGGAATGGATGAACGCTAGAGGGGCGATGGTCGCGCCCGGTCAACGGATTGCGCTTGTCGAAGATGCACCATCGGTCACTGGCGCTCCAACGGAGAGCTCCACACTCTCAATGTGGACGTCTGGTCTGTGCTCTCCTTTTGTTTCTTGGGGACAGCGCGCTGAAACCTATTTGACCGCGCTGCAATCTGGCGATGAAGACCGCGTGCAGACCGCGATGAACGCAAGCTTCGGCGAGTGCTATTCCATCACCGCCTCCGGCGACGTCCCAGAATGGCAGGAAGTCATGGAGCGCCGGTTGCCTTACGAGCCCAGAACGGTGCCCTCCGGCGGCCTGCGGCTTGTCATGGGTGTCGATGTGCAGAAGTTCTCTCTGTACTTTGTGATCCGGGCATTCGGCGCGCGAGGCACCTCGTGGCTTGTCGACTATGGCCAGCTGCACGGGCCCACAGAAGCGGATGATGTCTGGGCGCAACTGGCTGAAATGATGCTTCAACCGGTCGCGGGGATGCAGATCGAGCGGGTCTTTATCGACTCTGGGTTCCGACCCGATAAGCCCGAGCAAGGCAACGAGCACAAAGTCTACGAGTTTTGCCGCCGGTTTTCGTGGCTCTGCTGGCCGACCAAGGGTCGCGACGTAATGACCCCTCCCTACCGGGTCTCAAAGATCGAGGTGAAACCAGATGGAAAGCGGGCGCTCTACTCAGTAAATCTTGCCCTTCTTTCAACTGACTTCTTCAAGTCCCTGGTGATTTCAAGGCTGCGGACGCCAATTGATGTGCCCGGGGCTTTCTATGTCCACAGCGACGTGGACGAAGATTACTGCCGGCAGGTCACGTCGGAGGCGCGCATCCTCAAGGGGAGCAAGCCACAATGGGTCAAGCGATCCAGAGACAACCACCTCCTTGACTGCGAGGCTTTGTGTTCCGCGATTGGCTACACGCTCAACGTCCAACGCATCCCTGAGGGTGTTCACCGGTCTGAAGGGGGATCTCCTCCCTTAACCCCAGAAGCCGGCACTGCAGAGGGTGATCCGCCACTGCCTCCGCCCAAAAAGAGCGGCGGCGGTGGCGCGTATCGTAACCGCTTCCAACGATCCGGCAGCAGGCTGAACAGGTAAACCATGTCAATGATCTCAAAAGTCCGCGACCTGCTCGCGGGCCAAAAGCTGCCTGCGCCTGCTGACAGCAGCGATGCAGCCCCTCGGCACAACAGCCAATACATGCGCGGTGGTCGAGGGGTAACTTTCTCCGGATGGCGCCCAGCTCTCCGAGAAAGCCAAGACGACATTTCCGAAGCTTGGGATGATGCCGCAGCGCGTGTTGCTGACCTGATCCACAACAGCGGCTGGCTTGCCGGTGCGGTCGATCAGGCGGTTGCCAACACCGTGGGCACGGGGCTGCGCTTAAAGGCTCTGCCTGAAAACGAGACCTTTGGCATGTCCTCCACCGAGGCTTCCAATTGGTCAAAGACAGTTGAGCGCCGTTTTGAGCTCTGGGCTCGCAGCGCCCAGGAATGCGACATCCAAGGGATGCGGACCTTTGGTCAGATGCAAAGCGCGGCTTTCCGCTCTTGGCTGATTTCTGGCGAAATCCTCGCAGAGCTGCCGTTTCGCCGCCGCCCTTGGAACACCTATGGGACAAAGGTTCGGCTTTTGCCGCCCCACCGCCTGTCGCGCAAAACGGAAAACTTGGCGCGTCTTGTGAACGGCGTCTACCTCGATGCGGACGGTATGCCTATCGGTTACCGGGCGATCTGCAAAGACATGTTTAAACACGACGTCGAGTACAATGTTCGCGCACGGGATCGCGCTGGGCGGCCTCGGGTGATCCACGTCTTTGACGGGCTGCCCGGTACGCACCGCGGCATCTCCCCAATGACACCGGCCTTGCAGGTCGCGCGGCAGTTTGACCAGCTCGCGGACGCAACTTTGATGGCGTCGATTGTGCAGACGCTGTTTGCAGTCACGATCACTTCGGACGAGCCGACCGAGGAAGTTCTAGCCGGGCTTTTGACACCTCAAGAGCAGGCGCAAATGTCGGCCCAAGGCGTGGCGCCAATGGAAGCTTACATCGACATGGTGGCCGGCTACTACGAGAGCTCGTCGCTCAATGTAGGGATCAATGGCCGGCTCGCGCACCTTTTTCCCGGGCAAGAGCTCAAGTTCCACACAAGCAACCAGCCTTCCTCGGATTACAAAGACTTTTCGATGCACCTCCTGCGTGAATTGGCGCGGTGCCTTGGTCTGACCTACGAGAGCGCGACCGGCGACAATAACGGCGCGACCTACTCCTCATTGCAGGCAGCCACGACGGAAATCTTTGCAATCACCAAGGCGCGCCGACAAAACATCGTCGCTCCGTTTTGCCAGCCGGTCTACGAAGCATGGCTGGAGGAAGAGATTGCAGCTGGGCGGATCGCCTTCCCCGGCGGCTATCAAGCGTTTTTAGCTAACCGTGCGGCGGCCTGCCGAGCGGAGTGGTTGGGTGCGGCTCGTCCAACGACCGACGATCTCAAAAAAGCCAAAGCTCACGAAGTCTGGAAGCGTCTTGGTGTGATGTCCGACGCAATGATCTGCAACGACATCGGCGTAGATGTTGACGACGTCTACCAGCAGATTTCTCAGGAACGCGATATGCGCCAAGAGTACCGGCTGCCAGAGCCAATGCTCATGGGGGCAGCCAGCGGGGCCGTGGAGGCACCCGACGGAGCAGAGGTCGATGAACGCCCTGAAGGCGAAGCCGACGATCCTGATGATGAAGAGGACGCGCTTTAATGGCTCTAACTATCGATGAGGACAATCCTTGCGCAGCGGCCAAAACGCTCCGCGAGGTCTACATCCGGCTTGTTGCCGGACAGGCCGCCGCAACCGTGTCGTTTTCAAGCGGTCCATCCGGCGTCTCCCGTTCTGCGACCTATCACGCAGCAAACCCAGAGCGACTGTTGATGGTCATCCGCAGCTTTGAGCAAAAGTGTACGGCGTTGCGTGGGCTCAAGCCTGCCCGTCGTGCGGTCGCCACAGGAGGTGTCCGATGAACGATCAACCCACCATTATGCCAGCAGCGGAAGGGGCTTCTTTGACGCAGATCGCGTCTAGGGTGCTTAACCGTCCGCTGCTTCTTCACCCGACAAAGGCTGAAATCATCTTGCAGGTTTTGCAAGGTCGTTTGCCGATGGATGGGGCAAAGATTGAGAGCCTGAGGCCCGATGCCAGCCGGTTCATGGGCAGCGCTACAGACGACGAGGGGCGGCGCAAAAGCTATCGAGTGGCCAATGGCACTGCCATCGTCTCGATTGTCGGCTCGCTGGTGAACCGAGGCAGTTGGATTGGAGCAAACTCAGGCATGGTGTCCTATGAAGGCCTAAGCCACCAGCTTCGAGAGGCCGCGGCCGATCCAAACGTCACCGCCGTCGTTTTGGACATCGACAGCCCAGGCGGGGAAGCCACGGGCATGTTTACAATTGCCGAGCAAGTGCGCGCGCTTGCTGCAACCAAGCCTGTCACCGCTTTTGTTAACGATATGGCGGCCTCCGCAGCCTACGGTATCGCCAGTGCCGCGACCGAGATAGTAGTCTCTCCGACTTCTATTGTGGGCTCAATTGGGGTCGTTTTGACCCACCTCGACCGGTCGGCAGAGCTTGAGCAAAAAGGCGTTAAAGCGACGCTTATTTATGCAGGCAAGCACAAGGTCGATGGAAACGCGTTCGGTCCATTGCCGGAGGCAGTTCAAGCCGATCTCCAAACCGAAGTGCTCAAGTTCTATGACCAGTTTGTCGAGCTTGTCGATCGCGGCCGCGCTGCCATGAACGACGAAACCATCCGGGGCACGCAAGCCCGGACCTACATCGGACAGGATGCAATTAATGCAGGCCTTGCCGACCGCATCGCGACGTTGGACGCGGTGCTTTCTGAACAATCACCAACGGCCCCCGGGGCCCAAACGCAAAGGACGGGATTTGGTATGACCAAAACCACACAAGCCGGAGCACCGCAGGCTGAAAACGCGGGCATCACCGAGGCGCAATTGGATGCGGCCGTAGAGACCGCGCGGGCCGAAGGCATGGCCGCTGGTGCCGCTCAAGCAAATGCACGCATCAAAAGCATTTTAACATCCGAAGAAGCTCAGGGCCGCGAGCCACAGGCTATGGTTTTGGCGCTAGATATGGACATGAGCGCCGAGGATGCGGCGAAAGTTCTGGCAACATCGCCCAAGTCTTCCGGTGTTGCATCTATCGAAAGCCGCGCAGCTGGCGAGCCCGAATTTGGTGGCGACGCCAACCAAGGCTTTGGATCCGCGTCTGACAAAGTTGCCGGCGGATGGTCCGTTGCCATCAACAACGCAAACAAGCGCTTCGGCTAATCCGAGCAGGGTCTGAGGAGATCACAATATGACCGTTTTAAACGAAGGCAGGCACCCCGGCGAATTCCTTATGAGCGAAGCCCAAGGCCAGCGCTCGCGAGGCAATATCACCGTCGCAAGTGGCGCCGGCGTCATCGTGCCGGGCGCCGTCTTGGGCAAAGTCACAGCCACCGGCCAGTACCTCGCCTCATCCAATACC